CTATGTTCTATGCCGAAGGTGAAATGTGGATTGTCAGAAAATTATCCGAAGAAGGTTTGATTTAAGTTAAAAATAACAGGGGAGATGTGAAAATGTTAAACAAATTTAAAATTCAGTTGGTTGTTATCGTGGCTGCGGCAATTTACTGCAGTGGTGCCCACAGTGCTCAGAGCGAGCAATTCCAGATTTACGATGAGCAAACCGATACGATTTGTACGTATCATGAAAATGAATACGGTTATGCGGAAAGTGACGACCCGGCGTATATGGGTACCGGGATTTGCTGGCGTAAAGAAATGATGGACAAAGCGGACTTTCACATTCGGAGTAAAAGAAAGTAATTAAGAGGCCAATTGTGGTCAATCACATCGTTAATCGTGACCATAAACAAATCGATTTGAACGGGTCGTGATTTTTATCGAAACTATACTCACGCGAACAAGAGGGGAGAACAGAGATGAACGATTTAGTAAACACAAAATCGGAACTAACCATGTCTAGCCGCGAGATTGCGACGCTAGTTGAGAAGCGTCACGACAATGTTTGCAGAGACATTCGCTCAATGCTCTGCGCTCTACATGGTGGTCACGATGAAGATTATGTTCGTAACTCAAATTTGAGTTACGTTACGAATCATGGGGTTACGTGCATTCAGTATGATACCACCAACCCAAACGCATGGGAGTACCGGCTGGATAAAGATAACACCATCTACCTGTGCGCAATGAGACTCAAAAGAATGCTGACAAAATGATTCGCAAGTTCAAAATCTAGTCAGTCACCATCGTGACCATAAACAAACCACAATCACACAAACAACAGAGGAGATGTGAAGTGTGAACAGCTTAATGAACGTCGGCGAAGTACAAACAATGTCCAGCCGTGAGATTGCAGAATTGACTGGGAAGGAACACGATAATGTACGACGCGACATATCAAAAATGGCACAAGAACTTTCCCTCACTTTTGAGGAAAAGGTCATGCCGTCGAACGGAGGCAGACCGAGTAAGGTCTTTCTTCTAAACAAAGAAAACACGTTGATTCTGGTGTCGGGCTACAGTATCAAAATGCGTGCCGCCATTATTCGTCGCTGGCAAGAACTGGAATCACGGGTGAATACACCCGCACTACCACAAAACTATATTCAAGCACTTGAAGCGCTGCTGGAAAGCGAGAAAGAGAAAGAACGTCTCGCACTAGAGAACAAGGAGATGACACCAAAAGTAGACGTCTACGATCGGATTGTAGAACGCAATGGCCTATATAACGCCACTCAGATCGCCCAGAAGTTCGGACAATCAGCGATATGGCTAAACAAACAACTAGCCTCGATGGACGTCTACAATCGCTCAGTGAAGCGCGGACGTGTATTTCAGCAATGGTTCATCGATAAGGGGTACGGGATAATGCGGGAGACAGAGAACGGGTTCTCACAACCTATGTTCTATGCCGAAGGTGAAATGTGGATTGTCAGAAAATTATCCGAAGAAGGTTTGATTTAAGTTAAAAATAACTAAGGGGCCCGAGGGCCCCTTTCATTTAGCTTGCCGGACCCTTAGTAGCAGCCCATGAACTGAACTCAAAAATCCACTGGTCATCGGTAATTGTCTGACCACCACGCCCACGCGGACCATCGTTCACAATTACACCTTCTGTGCCGACAGCAGCATCGAGTGTGCCAATCTGAGTATAGGTCAACTCGATGTTAGCCTTGCTCAGAAACAGCCCGTTGATATACGCAGAGTCCGCCGAGCCGGGGTTGAGGTTCAGCGTGACACGACGACCCGGGTTGATACGGTCCAGACGAATAGCGTTACCGCCCAGACCACGACGTAACACAGTGGACGCGTCAATCGGTTCGTCGGTGTACGGCGGGTCAGACTCACCCCAGTCCGTTATAATTCTTCCCCCGATTGTAACCACCATATTACTTGTGCTAAAATTTTCTAATGACATCTGTCATCCTCCATCAATAAACGTCAACTGTGACGTCACAGATTCTGACGCTACCAGCTTTGAACACGCGCATGTTAATCGGTGCAGACTTACGCGCCGCGCGGTCAGCATCGGACAGGTCAAGAATATCCGTCGCTTTGGTCAGCACTTCGAAGCCATCGGTGTACGCTTCCAGACCGGTGTCAGGACTGGTGTAATTGCGTGGGCCGAGATAACGGTTGCGAATGTACTGTTTGCCGACACGTTTGGCCGCACCAATGAGCGCTTCCTGACCAACCGGAGTCTGCGGAAGTTTGGTGGTCTGGTTAACGATGGTGTTGTACAGTTCCACGCGCAGGGAGTTCACAAATGCGTCCAAATCGACGATATCGGAAATAGACTCACCGTAGGTACTGTGCGACCACGTTTGCAGCCAACGACCGCTGTCGGTGCTACCTTGCAGGTCGAGCACGCTGTAGAATGCGCAACGTTTGGTAACCATCGCGTTCTGTTCGGTGTCGGACAGGTCTTCGGCAGCAACACCCGGAGATTTTTTAAACTCGGTGTCAATAGTGCTGTTGTCAGCGCTGTAATTGACTGAGGCAGAATGCTTGATGAGCGCATAGGCCGCATACGGGTCGGTTGCGTGAGCCACGGTGAATGCGTGACGATAGCCCAGCGTGTTCAGCTGTGAACAGATGTCATCGCCGGCGTCCGGGTTGCGAATTTTAACCACAGCCTCACCGGTCTGGCTGTTCGGGAACATGACACTGTTCTCTTCACACCAGGATGCGATCGACAATACGTCTGCCTCTGTTGCCAGCACGTCTTTGGTAACGAGGGTCCAGTACCAGTAATGCTTGTCAAATGCTTTGGTCAGCGTTGCTTTGATATCGACATCATCGTCAGCGGTAGCCCACACGGTGAGTTTCGGTACCGCGGGGGTAGAGCCGAGGAATTTGGCACCGGCCTTGTACGTCTCGGTTGTGGCGGCAAAGTCAGCAGCGAGGGAAGCGGTGGAATAGTAGGTGCGCACCGTGTCTTCGGTGAAACCTACCGGGAGTTCGGAGTTTTTAGCAAACAGCATCGCGGAAGCGAAATTTGCCGTACTCAATCCCGCCGGAGAAATCCGGGTTGTGATTGGGATGATTTGTTCAATTGGAAACATGTTTACGAGTCCTCGTAAGTTACAGTGTGCACACGTTGACCATTATATCGAAATTTCACCGGATTGATAGTTCACACCGGGTTCGGTATCAACATATCTTAACTGAAGCGTACCGTTTTCGAAATATACCTGGTCCATACCCTCACCAATGGTGAAAGGAACGTGCAGGATGTTATTCACTGTCACCGTATTCACCGCTTCGTAAAGCAGTTTAACGATGATTTGCGCACGCTGTTCGAAGTTACTCGCCTGCAGCGCTGTCAGATTATTAACAGGTTCGGTCCCACCCCATCCGATACCGGCTTTCCACAGGGGCCAGCACACGTCCGGGCGCTTGTGACATTCCTTCAGCATTTCGGCGTACCGCATTGCTTCACCACGGAAGAAATTAATTTCACAGGATGCGACAATCTGCGCGCGAATTTCATACACGATGGTGTCATTTGCGCCATCGGTCATGATGATGTTCGCCTGACCACGTTCACGGATGCTCTGACGTGGCCGCACAGACGCGTATGGGCCGTCCGGAGACGGTCCGTTGGGGTCGGCAAGGATACACTCGCTGACGCCCGTCACGTTGAGTATATGCGGCCTGAGAGCCGCAAAGATTTCATTGTTGGTCATAGCGGTCCACGATTACCTTACAGTATTTGCGCCACGGGCGATTGTCGGTGCGAATAACTTTCCAGCGCTGACCCAGGAATACCCATTCCCCATCGAGTGCGATTGAGTCCAGGTCACCATTGTTAACGTATATTTTACGTGGGTCAACGATGCGCTGACCACCCTGACGCAGAAAATCAATTTCCTTGTCGCTCAGTGGTTGAATGTTCACCGTGAATGCAACCGGTCCGGATGTCGAGGTGACCCAGATGCCGTCCACGTATGAGCCAGATTTACCCACATGTGTCGCCGGTACAGATTTAAACACGTTGTCAATATGACCACGCATTGACAGACTCATGAGATGCCCTCGTCTGGTTTCTCGTTGGTGACCTTGTACGTAACGCTTGCCCGTAAAGCGCCGGTGCTGATAAGCGGATTGCTGGAACCCTTTTGAGCGATAGTGTATGCGCTGTTCGGGGGTTGCTGCAAATCGGTCATGTATTGCTGCACCGCGCCAGCTGCAAATGCGCCCACTTGTTCGAGTACCTGGTCAAGAGGCAAATCATTAGCTACACCGTGAGCGATGGTGTCCACGATATCCTGTTTACCACTCTGTACACCGGGTATCAGCCAGGGGCGCGGCGGGATAGGTGCGGGATTACCGTACAACTTGTTATTTGGGTTACCGTAATTCAGTAATGCACCAAGCTGTGCGTTAGTAATTCCCGAGTCAGGATGTTCACCTGCGTCCGAATGGATGCCGACAGTCACGGTCTTCTGACTGACTTTAGCGTATTGCTCCAGTTTCGAACGTATTGCCTGTTTGGCTTGCTGCAGCGCTTTGATGTTGACTGACATAGTGTGTCCTCATTTGTCAAGCTATTATCACACAACGTTGCGCCAGTATCCACATACCCCGATGAAACTCGTTCGGGGTACTTCATCGGGGTATCAAAAACTCTTTAACTTTCAGTACTATACTACTTA